CTTATTTAATAGACCGACGATCTACGTCATCTGACCATGAGTTAATTTTACTCTCACCTATCCGTATTTGGTCTGGATTCTTTTCCTGGCTAGTTCCTTTTTTCCTCTCAGGCAGCTCTCTTTCTCGCCTCGTTGTTGCTCACGGTTCCTATCTTAGATTGATTAATTCGTCGAAGAAGGGCCTTATGATTTCAACGGGTCGTTGCTCAGAGTATGTTCAAGCAACCATTCCGGTTGATGTTGATGAATCAATGGCGATTATAGCCCGAACCTCAAAATATGATTTCACGAACTCTCAAGCGATGTCTTGGCTAGATGGCGACCGTATAGGTGGAGCTATAATGCAGGACTATCACCGTTCGAAAACTTTAACTAAACCTGACGTAATTTGCCCCGTCGAAGAATCGATTCGACGTTACCAATTCAACCCTACTACTTATGACCCAGCTAACAAAAGTCTCCTCGTAGCATTCATGTCCCCAATCCTTTCGGATTGTTGGGTCCCGGACCGAGGAATTGAGTCAGAGAAGCAGGCAGCTTCAGAGCGTGTCACTAAGGTACAACCTCCACTATTACACATTAGCCCTTTTTTGATGCAATGTATTCAGGAGTATGCTACCTTTCTGATCCCTGATCGCCTAGCTAACACACTTAATCCGACTGACAATGATGAGTTAAAGGATCGCCAAAATCGACCTAGCCAAAGAATGATCCTCGATCAATCTGATGGTATGTGTGCAGATTTCATACGCTATGTGGCTTCGTTCTTAAAGAAGGAGTCTTATGGGGACTGTGCTAAAGCGCCACGCCTCATATCAACCATAAATGGTGTTGACAAAGCTGCTTATTCCTTATTCATTTATGTTTTTGCTGAGCAGTGTCTCAAGACCCAAAAGTGGTATGCATTTGGTAAGACTCCTCTGGAAATATCCGAGAGAGTTGTGGAGGTGTGTGTTGGAGCTCAAGCTTCAATAACCAACTCAGATTTTAGTAAGTTCGACGGCCATGGATCTAATGTCATGCGTGTTTTAGAGAGAATTTGTTTGTTGCGAGCGTTCCGTCATGAACATCATCCTAAGCTGATTGAGCTACATCGCTCACAGTATGGCCTTAAAGCCTTCACTACAGAAGGTGTTTCCTATGAAACTGGGTATTCA